TGGAAGCCAACCAAAACACGAAGCGAAAAGGAAATATCCCGTATGAACTTTCCTATACCACCGAAAAGGCATGGCTTGATGATAACGGGAATGTGCCAAAGAAACAACGTGCGGGCGGTCGATATGTCGATGGCTACAAGATAAAGAACAAGACGTTCAAGGTAATGATGTCGGAATTTGAGGACATGACTTCAACACCCGGTCGATACCACATAAATTTTGGATGGAAAAATCGCCGTAGCGGGCATATCATAACAATGGAAAGGTTCAAAGACGGCACAATGAGAATTTACGACCCACAATGCGGCATGGTCATAACAGACTTCAAGGCATACGCAAAACGCTTTTCATTGGTCTATGGAATTAGCATCTTGCGTGTGGATAATTTAAGGGGTAATCCGCATTATGTGTCGGGAGCGACAAAGAAACGGCAATGAAGAATCAATCCGGCAGGTTTTCGATGAATTGCCCCCATTCTTCTTCGGTTGCGACCCGTGCTTGCCCTTGCTTAACAAGGATGAACACGGGTTGCCCTATAAAGGGCATTTTGCCGTTCTTGTTATAGGGCGAATAAACTTCATAACCTTTCCAATCGGGAATCCGCTCAAAGGTATCAAAACCGTACTCTTTGGCAATAGCCATTATCATTTCTTGCTTCTTCTTATCCATAACTTATTGTATTTTAATTTGTTGTACAAAGGTAAATAATTGGGGCTAATATAAAGCAGGGGTTGCACAAGTTTTTCATAACTTATGCAGCCCCTTGCATTAAGTCAAATTTCTTGTGAATCGACCCAAGACATTCTTTCTTTCATGGAAGAAATGACAAGGTTTTCAATCCGCTTTTCGAGTGCGTTAAATTCCATGATGAATTGGTCGGCAATGATGCGTTCCGTATCATCCACGTTGTATATTTCATTGAGCGACTTATATACTTTCGTGTAAAGTTCCTGCATGGTTTTCATGCAGTCAATGAAATTTTCGGTCTGTTTGCTGACGGTCATTGCGCACCCCCTTTCTTTGCTTGTGCGGCTTGCTTTGCCAATTCCGCTTGGTTGATAGCATCATAAAGAAACTTGTTCACGAAGTAGATTTGCCCTTTTCCGGTCACTTTGGTTGTGGTGGTGACAAGGGAATCGCCGTTGGGTTTTGTTATCACCGTCTTTTTGAGTTCAAACAACCCCATTTGCAGGGCTTTTTGCGTGGGCTGGTTGTACATTTCGCCCTTTTTGCAAAGGTAGCCTTTATCACGCAGCCATTGGAAAAGGCGGTTTTGCCCGATTTCCACGCCGTTTTGCTTGATGATACGGGCAAGTTCGCCAACCAAAATGGAATGTTCAGACGTTTCAACGGCTTTGGCGAATGTCGCACCGGGCATTAAAGCCTTGATGTGCCGTTGCTGACCCTCATTCATTGAAGTTAAAGCATCATTTTGGCATTGCAACAAGTAGTTCTTGTTTTCGGATTGCTTCAATGCCGCTTGTTGGCGGTCGATTGTGTCCTTTGCCACCATCAATGCCCGTGCCATGATTTGTTCCGGCGTTTCGTCTTGTCGGGCAACCATGTAACCGCCCGACTTGCGTATGCTTGGCAACACTTCACTACATACCCACTTGCGGAACGGCTTTGCCTTTTCTGAATCGGAACGAAGCAATACTTCATACATTCCGGGTTCTGTTACGAAAAGAACTTGTTGATTTCGACCCAAAGAATCGGTGATGTCCATTCGGCGGACACCATCTTCATCAATACGCTTTGCCACGTTGCGATGATTTGCGACATTAATAGCCTTGCAAAGGTCGGCAAGGCAAAATAATGGTTCGCCATTTGCACTTATTGAAGTGCGGATTCGCCCGAATTGGGCATTCTCAAAGATTTTAATTGCTTCTTTCATTGTAACGCTTTTATGAAAGTTTGCAGGCAATAGAAAAACGGCATTGCCTTTCCCGTTGCGTTACACCTACAAGGCAGGATTTCCATTACAGATTTCCACGGGGGTACAATGCCGATATGTTTGCCGTCAGGGTATAAAAATACCGCCAACGGATTGTTTGCGGTTCTTGCCACCGCCTTGTAGAATGTAACGCACTACAAAAGTAGCAAGAATAATTGAAACGGCAACAAAATTCACCGCAAAATTAGCGGATTATCTGAATTTTGTTTTACTATAAAACACTTATTTGCAAACAAAAAGGGCTTGAAGCCCAATTTTGTTTATTGCTTAACAAAGATATAAGGCAAAGTCAAGTTCGGGTCATGCAAAACAATTCTTGTTTCACTTTGTATGTCCATATCGAAACCTTTGTACCGTTGATTTGTTTCCTTGTCATACAAAGCCATGTAATCTGCATCCGAATTGATGAAATAATAGCATTCAATATCTTCATATACTTCATCAACAATATCAAATGCCCTATATGTGCATTCACCTTGTGCATAATAAAGATGTTCTTGACCGTTCATGTAATCGTCACGGGTAACTTCTATTTCTTTGTCGAAATGAGTGCCGAACACAATCAAGTCTGGGTCAGGCAATAGGCTGCCTAATTCACCGCCTGAAAGGTTTGAAAACTGAATGTCCGCCCAAGTTCCATTGAACAATGCAAATGCCTTTTCTTGCCTTTCGGAATAAGTTGAAACGAAATCATCATCTTTTGAACATCCGACAAGGGCAATCCCTGCAATTATGCAAGTAATGCAAGCACGAATAAATTTCTTCATATTTTCATCCATTAAGTTTATAATACCGCCGCAATTTTCCTTACGTTGGCAAGGCGTTCCAAAAAAGACTTATCACGCTTTGTTGTAATCATGTCATAATCGGCTTGCAGCCGCAAAAGCATATAAGCCGGGATTCCCATTGCTTTTTCGCACAAAAGCGCAAATTTCGTGTTTACGGGTCGTTTGCAGTTCACAATGTCGTTCAAGACAGTATAAGACACGCCCATATCCGCCGCAAGTTGTTTTTGTGACAAGCCCCGGCATTCTATTTCGTCTTTGAGCAATTCGCCCGGATGGGTGGGTTCGTAAGGCTCTAAGTTGTTGGCAATCATTTTTGGGTCTATTCCTTTAACAGTAACCATAACGCAATTATTTATAATGGTTTGACAATTCCAAGATGTTGCAGATGTAAACAATCGTTTCGTTTTCTTCTTCTGACACGGTAAATTCGATTCGGTATTGGTCATTCACCCTTATGGATGAAATGCCCGCCTTGTCGCCTTTCAAGACCTCGTAACGCAAGGATGGGAACAGGAACAAATCTTCAACCTTGTTTGCGCTTTTGATAAGGTCAATGCCTTTTCTGTAACGCTTTATGATGTCAGGTTGGAAGCGGTGTTTCTTGTTGCCCTTTCCCGTTTCATAGAGTTCACGAAGATAATCCTTGTCGAATGTTACAATCATGCTTTTATCTTTTGCGTACAAAGATAACGCTTTTATCCGTGCTATCCGCAAAAAAGTTGATTTATTTTTTCGACAACCTTGTTTTTGCCCATGTGGAGCGTGAAAAGCGGTGTCCGCTTTTCTCTTTATACTTTCTCTTTAAGCATATCTTTTTCTTTTCTTTCCTTTTCTTTTATTTGCATAATAGTGCATTGCAAATGTATAACCGTGCAATGCAATTGCATCAAGGCAAATGGCGATTGCGCTTCATAAGGTTTTTAATAAGCTGTGATTTGACGGTTTCCAAATCAATGAGATTGTCCGAATTATAAACGAGTTCATACGGCAATGTTCCGGCATAGAACATTCTGATTGCTTCTTCAAGTTGTCTTGGGTCTTTCAATCTTGATTCGATGTGCGATGCAATGCGCACGTCCGCACCCAAGCGCATTGCGGTTTTAACGGCTGATTCAGTCATTGTCTTATTGCTTTAATTGAATTACTATAACACAATACAAAAGTAATTGTTTTATTCAGTAAAACGACTGATTGTCATATCATAAAATGCACTTGCAATGCAAAATGTGGATAAATCAAGGATAAGTCAATATATGTTTTAAGGTGTATTATAGTAAAACACATTACTTTTACGCATGATTTGTGAACTTATAAAAAGATTATCGGAATGAAAGAAAGAATTTTAGCATTACTGATTGCAAAGTTTCCAGGCGTGCGAAAGGACGGTTTGACAGCATTGGCACGTTCACTTGCGTTACAATGCGCAACCGAAGATGAAGCGAAAGCCCTTGTGGATAAACTCACCGATGCGCAAGTGGGCGAATTTGTCAAGGAGTATCGCGCCGATGTGGATAAAGAAGTGTCCGACAGCAACAAAACCTTTGAAACGAACTTGAAAAAGAAGTATGACTTCGTGGATAAGGGCAAAAAGGTTGAACCCGGCGACCCAAAGCCCGACCCGAACGATATTTCAGAAGTGGTGAAAGCAGCCGTTGCGGAAGCCGTCAAGCCGTTTCAAGAAAAGTTGTCAGGCTATGAGCGTGACAACATTGTAAAGTCAAGGCTTCAATCATTGAACGAAAAGTTGGCGAATTGCAAGGATGAGAATTTCAAGAACCAAACCTTGAAAGACTTTGCCCGCATGAAGTTCGACACGGACGATGACTTCAACGAATACTTGGCAGAAAAGGAAAAGGACATTGCCACGGCAAATCAAAACAAGGCTGATATTGATTTGAGCAATTCCGGCGGAAGCCCGCTATTCGCCCAAAAGGAAGAAAGCGGTATTTCAAAAGGCGTTGCCGATTTCATTAACAGCCAAAAGCCCGAAAACAACGTGTTCACGGGCAAAGATGTTTAACACCTAATTCATCAAAACAATGGGATTGAGAATTGACCGTAAAAAGGACAACCGTGTTGTGAAGTGTATTCTTCACCGTGTTGCAGATATACCCGGTGGCGTTACCGTCAAGGTCGCAAATTTGGGTGGCACGGGGTTGTTCGAGGGAACACCCCTTGGCGTTGGTTCTGATGGATTGTTTGAAGTCTGCAAGACCGCACAGATATTGACGGAAGCGATTGCAACCGCAACCACGTATGAGGTCGCCAAAGGACACCACTTCAAAGTTGGTGACAGGTTCGCAACCGATGCTTGCAATGGTCAGCAGATAACGGCAATTGACAAGTCAGACCCGGCAAAGGATGTTATCACCGTTGGAACGACCCTTGGTGCGGTCGTCAAGGCTGGAACTTGTGCGTTTGAATCGAGTGGAGCAAACAAGACATTGAAAGTGACCCCGGTTGCAATAGCCGGGTCGAATGAAGATGTCAAGGATGGCGACAACTTGTTTGTAAATGCATGGGTTATCGGCGTTGTGCGAGAAGCAACCGCACCCATAGTAAATGCCGCTATCAAGTCGGCATTAAAGACAATCGCTTATGTGTAACCCCTAAAAGCAAACCGATATGCAAAAATCATTGATGGTTGGGTTGAATGAAAAGGACATGGAAGCCGTAATCCGCACTTACGACCTCAAAGATTACTATTATCCAACCCTTTTCCCACTCAAAGAAACAAATACTTTGACGTGGAAGATGCTTGAAGCGCAATCCGGCTTGAAGATTGCCGCCGACCTTGTGTCAAGGGGTGCGACAATTTCACGCAAGACCCGTGAAGCGATTTCACGCATTCAGGGCGATATACCAAAAATCGCCATATCACGAGAAAAGAACGAAGATGAATTGACCGAATACGACATAATGGTCGCAATGTCGAGCAGCAATCCCGATTTGCGTGCCCTTGTCGAGTTTTGGGCGGAAGATACCAAGTATTGTTGGGATGGCGTTGCAGCCCGTGCGGAATGGATTGCATTGCGCCAAATTTCGCTTGGAAAGGTCAAGTTCACCAATTCCAACAATGCGGCGGTCGTTACCGAATATGACGTTGATTATCTGATTCCGGCGGAACAGAAGATTGGCGTTGAAACGGCATACACGAGCGGCACAAGCGCAAAACCGCTTACCAAGGACATTCCAAAAGCGATGAAACTTGGCAAGAAGTTGTTTGGCGCAACGTACAAGTTCGCATTTATGAATGTTGATACCTTTGAAAAATTCGCTTCACAGGAAGAAGTTTGGAAGAAGTGTTCATCCTACATTCAGAATGCAACGGGAACGCAGGATGCGCCCGATTTGGCGACCGTGAACGCATATCTTGCCAAGAAGAAAGAACTTTACCGTGGCTTGCAGATAATCGTGATTGACCAAGAAATCACAATTGAACTTGCCGATGGTTCACGCATTACTTCAAATCCGTTTGAAGATGATGTTGTTCTTTTCTCTGAAAGCAAGGTGCTTGGAAACACCTATTGGAAGAAGCCGATTGACGCAAAGAAGTTGCCCGGAAGCGTTGCCGAAAAGGTAATGCACGGTCATACGCTGGTCAAGAAGTATTCCAATGAATCGCCCGTTCAGGAAGTCACGGAGGGAATCGCCAACTTGTTCCCGGCTTGGAATCTTTCAGGTCGAAGCGTGTTGATGCAGACCAATGCGACAACTTGGAATAAGAACTAACATTCGCCGTTGGGGTGCATAACACACCCTAACGGCTTTGCAAGACAAAAAGGAGTATGACAAACAAGGAGTATTTGACCAAAGCATTGAACGGACTTAACCTTTCGGAAGATGATATTGACATTATCGTTCTTAAAGGTGGTCTTGAAGCGGAATCCGATGTGGATGTAAGGGCGTGTGACACGGCGGTTTATAACCGTATGTCCGTAATCCTTAAAGGAATGACCCAAAACGTATCGGAGGGCGGATATTCTATATCATGGAATATGGATGCCGTCAAACTCTTTTATGCCGCCTTGTGCAATGAGTTGGGCAAAGAAAATGTGCTTGTCGCACGCCCCAAGATTCGCAACCGTTCAAACATTTGGTAATATGGCATTCGTGAAGCAATATCCGCATTTCCTATTTATCGAAGAAGCCGGGGAATCCATACAGGATGCAAACGGCAATTGGACGGAATGTGAAGTGTCGCGCAAGTTCATTTCGATGTGCCGTGAAGAATCGGACGGCAAAGGCACGGAATTTCAGGTTGCCGGGGGTGAATACCAAAAGGCAACATCTGTTATCCAATGCCCCAAAACTTGCCCAATGGTTGCCAAAGGTGCGAAAGTGATAATTGCAAACGACAAGGGTTGTTCGGACATAAGGATTGCCGGAATATGCTTGAATTTCGACCCGTCACAACTTCATTCAAGGCTATGGCTATAAAGGCAAACTTTACAAAAGAAGATGTCAAGAAAAGGTTTGATGCTTTCCTTGATATGGTCGAGCAAAAGCAAATCGCAAGGCTGCAAAGGCTTGGCGAAATGTGCTTGACGGAAGCAAGGAACAACAAAGGCTACATGATGCAAACGGGGGCATTGACTTCATCCACCGGGTATCAAGTTTTTGTTGATGGTGTCGCCATTCATAGCCAATTTGATGCGGCGAGCGGTGCGGAAAGCGAAGCAGCGGCAAGGGGCATGAAGTCTGGTCAGACAATCGCCGAAAAGGTCGGAAAGGAAACAAAGGGTGTTGCCCTTGTTGTGGTCGCCGGAATGAATTATGCCGCTTACGTGGAAGCAAAGGGTTACAATGTCCTATCAAGTGCCGAACATCTTGCAGAGCGGGAATTGCCCCGAATGCTTGAAAAACTGATTACGAACATTAAACGTGCAGCCGAATAATGAAATCTACATTTGACACGGATGGAATCTTGTTTTCATTGCTCAATGGCAAAACATCCATTAAGGGTGGTTGCTATGTGCGTGATGAACGCCCGGAAAATTCAGTTGATGAAGATATTGTCGTGAACACCGTTGATTTGGGGCAAGACAGCTTGCCGCAAATTGGCACGTCAAACATCAACATCTATACGCCGGACACCACCAAGAAGATAAAGGGGAAAATGCAGGTTTCAGAAAACGGCACACGTTTGAAAGCCTTGACGGATGAAGTCTTGGCGATTGTGAGAAGTGCGAACATCAAAGGGTTGAAGATGCGACCCGGCACAATGTCAATCATGTATGAGCCGAACACCAAACAACACTTTGCTAACATTCGCATTGATTGGAACATTCAAATTGATTAAAAGTTATGGCAGAAAGAACATCTTTGATAACCCTTGGTCTTTGCCAAATCAAGGTTGGAACGGCAGCACCCAATGGAACAATGCCGTCCGAGTTAAACAAAATCGGCAAGACTTACAAGAATACTTGTAAGATTGCACAGGCAACGGCGGACGTGACGGAACATTTCGAGGAAGGCATGGCAGCCCCGGAAGTGCGCAAGAAGTCACGCAAAATCCCGACCCTGACATTCTCAATCATGGATGCCAACGTGCAAGATTTGATTGATTATGTCGGCGGTTCAAATGTGGGCGATTCGTCCAACCCCAAGTGGGGTTATGATGGCAATGAAGTTGTCGCAAACAAGGCAATTTTCGTTGAATCTGAACAAGGGTTGGACTTTGAGATTCCCAACGGTGACATTGAAGCGGTCATAAATGCGGATATGTCGGCGGCAGGAATTTTCCTTGTGGACTTCACCGTTACCCCGATGGCGGTTACAGCCGGAAAAGCCATTCGCGGCGTGCCGAAAGCCAAGGCGTAATTCGGGGTGCATTGATTGTTTAATACAAAAACCCGAAGCCCCCGGAGTGTGACAACTTGCGGGGGCTTCTTACTTTCAAAAGCAATGAATGACGAAAAGAAGCAACTTGAACAAGAACGCAACGAATTGAACACCCTTATCAATAAGGGCGTATCATTTGAGTTGAAAGACACCGAATTTGAGGTGGAAAAAAGATTTTTCGGTCTGATAAGGCGATATAAGCCCAAGGAGGTGACACGCACATTCAGAATCGAAGAAATGACCCTTGCCACCCTTGACCGCATAACATCCGAATTGGTGGAAATAGCCATTGATGAAAATGTAATGAAGTCAGCGGACACGGACAGCATGAAGATGGCAAGGACACTTGCCCACAAGCATTCTTTGCGGTGCGCAAGAATAATTGCCATTGCGGTGCTTGGGGAAGATAGGTTGATTGCAAAACCCGGCAAAGGTGGAATAAGGTGGATTGAGGACACGAATAAACTTGATGAATTGACTTCTTTGTTTGCCCGTAGAATCAAGCCGTCAATCCTATACAAGTTGTATGTTCTTGTCAATACGATGGGCAACCTTGGGGATTTTATGAACTCTATTCGATTGATGTTGTTAGAAAGAACCACGATGCCGATTCGGATAGAGGAAAACAACGAGGGTTAAACAGTCCGCACGGTCGCCGGGGTGCAATATGTGAGCATTTCGGATGGACTTACGACTACTTGTTACACGGCATTCCGTGGTCGGTTGTTCAAAGGATGATGATTGATGCACCGGGCTATGATTTGGATGATGGCAAGGAAACGGAAATTCAATTGTCAGAGGACAACAGCGAACAAATTATGAACTACATTAACAGCATGATGTAATATGGCAGAAATAGACGGTGGGTCATTATCTTTCAAATCCATTTTAGACAATGGTCAGCTTAATGCGGCTATTGACGAAACATTGCGGCGTGTGCAAGGCTTTTCGGATGCCGTTGCCGGAAGTGGCGATGTGATGGATAAGACCACACAAGAAATGGTCGAGTGTATCGAGATTCAACGCAAGGTGATTCAGGATTTGGAAAATTCATACAATGACCTGACCGCCAAAATAAACGCAATTGAACCGGGCGATGCACAAAATCAACTTATCGAACAAGCCAATTCGGTAAAACAAGAATTGGATGCCGAAAAGCAAGGTCTTGTCGATTTGATGAACGAATTGAACAATTTGCAAAGGACAACGAGCGGTGCGGCTTCAAGCCTTGACCAAATACGTGTGACACTTGGGCAAATTGGTGCGGCGTGTGAGGAACACGAACAAGCGATTGCAAAGTTGAGTGCCGAATATGACCGTGTTAGTCATGCGGCAAGCGATGCTTTCATGTCCGGGCGTGATGATGATTACCGTGCCTTACAAGACCGTGCGGATGCAATCAAAGGTGAAGTGACGGTTCGCAAGCAGCTTTTGAATGAGTTGCGCAACCAATCAAACGCATTGGAAGATGAAGCGCAAAAGATTGAAAAGGCGGCACAGGAAGCCGAAAATGCGGCACAATCCCACGTGTCTTTCCGCACCCGCTTGCGTGAAGTGCGTGAAGAATTGATGCAATTGGAACTTGCGGGCGACACAAGTTCCGAAAGATACAAGCAACTTCAAGCACAAATGGGCGAATTGTCGGAAGCAATGGATGCCGTCACCACCCAACAAAATATGTTGAAGCGAGGTGAAAGGATGTGGGATGGCTTGTTGTCGGGGCTTTCGGGCGTTTCAGGCGCATTTTCGGCGGCACAAGGTGCGGTTGCCTTGTTTAGCGGCGAAAACGAGAATCTGCAAAAGATAATGCTTAAAGTGCAGTCCTTAATGGCGGTCACAATCGGACTTAAAGAAGTGCAACTTGCCCTTGATAAAGATGAAGCATTCCAACTTGTAACCATCAACGGATTGAAAGAATGGTGGAACAAATTATTGGCGGTCGGCAGGGGTGAACAAGTTGCATCAACAGCGGCGACCGTTGCAGATACCACCGCAACCATTGCGGACACGGCGGCAACAGCACGGTTGCCCAAGGAGCAAACACGGTCGCAACCGGGGCGCAAACCGCAGCGGCGGTCGCTGGTACGGCTGCAAATATAGGTCTTGCCGGGGCTTTCCGTATGGTCGGGGCGGCTATTAAGTCAATCCCGGTGTTCGGATGGATTGCAGCCGCATTGTCGGCTTTGGTTGGCGTTATTGTTCACTTTGTCAGCAAGGCGAATGAGGGCAAGAAAGCGGCACAGGAATTTTATAAATCCCTTGCCGAAAACGCATATAAGCCTATTGCCACAATTGAAGATTTGTCCTTGAAGTGGAATGCCCTTGGCGATGATTTGGACGCAAAAAAGAAGTTTATCGAGGAAAACAAAACGGCTTTTGACGAATTGAGTGTTTCCATCAATGGCGTAACGGATGCGGATAACTTGCTTATCAACAATAAGCAAGCCTTTATCAATGCACAAATTGAAAAGGCAAAAGCCTTGGTCTATCTGCAACAGGCGCAAGAAAAGGTGAAAACCTTGTTGGAGCAAGAACAAGCATACAATGCCATGCCGGACACCGTGACAAAGAATGTGCCTTATGGTGAAGCGGCTAATGGCGCAATCTTATTCAAGCAAATAGAGGTCGCCAATGAAGCCAAAGCGGAAGCAAAAACACAACTTGACGCATTGAGGACTGAAATAACCAAAGGATTTGAAAATGCCGCCACCGCTGAATCTAATGGTTTTAATATGCTAAAACAAGCCGGGATTGATGCAACCAAGACTTATGCGGATGGTACTTTGGGGGCAATCGAACAAGCCATTCAGGTGAAGCAAGAAGCCTTAAAAAATCTGACAAGCAATGCAGAATACAAAACCGCCATGCAGGAAATCGAGAAGCTGCAAAAGCAAGCGGATGCGATAACCGGGAAAAAGGCGACAACAACGACCAAGACAAGCACCAACACCCAAGACCCATTCATTGAGAAGCTGAACAAGTATAAAGCCGAATATCAGCGTTTCCAAAAGTGGGTAAATTCGGGCGATGAAGTCCTTGTCCGTTCAGCCAATCAGGAATTTGCAAAATTGCTTGCAGAGGGGGCAACATATATTGATTACTTGAAGAACCAACGTGACCAAATTTTGCAAATTGACGTTGCAAACCGCACAAAGGCACAAAACAAGCAGTTGCGCCAACTCAATGATGCCATTGCAGAGGAAACACGGACAACCGTATTGGAAGCATTCAACGAAGAATTGAATGCCCAATTGACCAATGCACGAACCGTCCTTGATATGCTTAACATCATTGAGCAGAAACGCAAGGAATTGTCCGGCGATGGAACGGAACTTGACAATGCCAAGGCGGATGCCCTCAATGAAGCGGAAGAAAACGCCCAAGACCAATTAAGGCAGGAAACGGAATCATTGCTTGAAGAATATGCTTCTTATGTCGAGCAAAAACGCCGTCTTGAACAACAATTCAATGATGATGTCGCCTTGATGATGCGTGAACGTGAAAAGGCGACAACGGATGCACAACGTGCGGAAATTGACAATGCTATTCAAAACAGGACAAACCAATACAATAAGGATGTCCGAAACATTGGCGGTGTCGATTATGATGCGATGCTTGCCGAATATGGCACGTTTGAGGAACGCAAGCAAGCAATCATTGATGATTATGACGAAAAGCGGCGTGCGGCACAGGAAGCCGGGAACACGGAAATGGTCGAAGCGATAGACCGTGCGCAAGCACAGGCACTTTCAAAATTCGCCCTTGACGAATTGCAAGCACACCCGGATTGGGAATTGATGTTTGGCGACCTTGACGAAATAAGTACCAAGAAACTTCAAGAATTGATTGATAAAATCAACAATCTTGATGGGGTTTATCTTGGTATCGAGTTTGACCCGAAAGACCTTGAAACCTTAAAGGGCAATATAGAGAAGATGAAGAAAGAAATCCAAGAACGTAATCCTTTTTCTTCTTTGGTTTCTTCTATCAAAGACTATATCAAGGCAGAAGATGAAGCAAGCAAGAAAACAGCCCTTACAAATGTATTTAAAAGCGCAAGCGGTGCGATTGAACTTGTCGGCGGTGCATTCGATGCGGTAACGTCCGGGCTTGAAAAAATGGGTGTCACGATGGATGAGCAAACGCAAGCCATTATCGGTGACATTGGCGGCATATTGGATGGAGCGGGTCAGGTTGCAAGCGGTATCGCAACGGGCAACCCTTTGTCTATCATTCAAGGTTCAATCGGCTTGCTTTCATCCGCATTTGACTTGTTCAACAGCCGTGACAGAAAGGCGGAAAAGTCCATCAAACGACACCAAGAAGCAATCGACAAGCTGAAAGCGTCTTATGAACAACTTGAATGGGCGGTTGATAAGGCTTTGGGTGCGGAAGTGTACAACAACCAAATGGGCTTGATTCACAACATGGAACAACAACAAGCCCATTTGCGTGGCATGATTAGCGATGAACAATCAAAGAAGAAAACCGACAATGGGAAAATCCAAGATTACCAAAACCAAATAGCGGAACTTGACCGACAAATTCAAGATATGTATGACGAAATCGCCAATGACATATTGCAGACCAACGCAAAGGATTTTGCATCAACATTGGCGGATTCCCTTACGGAAGCATTCAAAGCTGGTGAAGATGCGGCGAATGCCTTTGAACAAACGGTTAATGAAGTCTTGCAAAATGCCATTGTAAACCAATTGAAAAAGAAGTTTCTTGAAAACCAATTGCAAAGCGCATTGGATAGCCTTTACACCGATATGGGGTATTGGTCGGGTGACAACTTCATTTTTGATGGTCTGACGGATGCCGAGATTGCAGATTTCAAAGCCAAAGTCCAAGCGGCGGCAAACAACTACAATCAAGCATTGGATGTTTACAAGGATTTGTTCAAAGACTTGGAGATTGACGATGATTCGGAAGATTCATTGACAGGTGCGGTAAAAGGCGTAACAGAAGAAACCGCCGACATTATCGCCGGGCAAATGAACGCAATCCGAATAAACCAAATGGAAGCAACACAAGTCTTGCGGCAATCGCTGCAAGCCTTGAACACCATTGCGAACAATACGGCTTACAATCGGTTGCTTCAAGATATTCTTTCGGCGGTCAGAGAATTGCAACGCCCAAGTGGTGATTCTTTGAGGTCGCAAGGTTTGTCATAATCGAATATGTTTCACTATAAAACAAAACGATATGGATTTAGCGAAAGAACTTGCAAGGCAAGCAAAGAAAAAAGGCATTTGCAAACCGTGGTACAATGAATTGAAGTCATTGAACGGTGACAATATAAATGCGATGGCGCAAATGTATTTGAAAGGCATTGATTTTTGCCTTGCCAATGATTACCCCGACAACGGCTTCATTAGAACGCATTTCAAGGGCAAAATGGAACAATACGGGGTTTTCCTTGACGATGATATAAAAATCGAAAATAAGCCCAAATGCGTGTGTCTTGGGGCAACTTGTGGGCGTGTCGAAATAACCGGGTTCAACGTGTGCGAGATATACGCCAAGCACAATGCCAAATTGAATGTCATTGCAAAAGACAATGCCTTTGTGGTCATTGATGTATTTGATGATGCCGTTGTCAATGTTTGCGCAAGCGACCGGGCGAAAGTGTGCGTAAATCATTATGTCGGCAATGGTCAGGTAATCAAATGTGCAATGGATGATGCAACTATAAAAGTCATAGAAAAACAGAAAAAAACTTATTGATATGGATGCGAACAACATAATTCTTCAAATGCCATTTGATGAAAGTGACGGTTCTTTGGTGGCGTATGATTATAGCCAAAACCGTGCGGATGGGGCGGTCAATGGGGCGCATTTCGTCACAGGTAAAAACGGCAATGCAATTTCTTTTGCCGGGTCGGACACTTGCGAGGTGTCAAAAGCGGTGTTCCCTAACATGACAATCGACTTTACGATGATGATGTGGGTTCAAAACCGTGAAGCCGAATTGGGTTCACCTCAAAAGTTGATATGGGTACTTAACTTTTCCGGGCTGAAAAACTATGTTGAAGTACCCATTGAAGCCAAACCCGGTTCGTGGTTTTCGCTTGCTTTGACAAAAAAGTCGGGTGTGTTCAATTTTTACGTCAATTCCTCACTTGTCAAGACCGTGAACAATTCCGGCACATTGCTTGGCGTGTCCTTGAATCAAGACTATTACGGCGGTTCATGGGGCTTTGGTTTGTTGGATGATGTGAAGTTTTACAACCTTGCCTTGACACAAGCCGAACTTATCAATGAAATGTCAAGCAGCAAGCAACAAGGGTATTTGCTTGACGGCGTAAATTTCAAAGAATATGGCGTATATGTGTCCGGGTCGGACGGCGTGTTGAACCGCCCGAAATTAAAGACCCCGGCTTCTTTGTCTTGGGATAATTATCACGGTGAAAGTGTTGATTTGATGCACAAGTTTTATGAACCACGTGATATAACATTGTCATGCTTTGTCAAGGCAGATTCAAAGATGGATTTTATCCGAAAGGTATCTTCTTTCCAACAACAGCTTGACAAGACAGGAACAAACCGCCTTACAATTGACATTCACCCGGTAAAGCCATTGATTTATGAAGTGTATTGCAAAGACGCAATCGAAATCACAAAAGAATGGAATGATGAATTGATGGTTGGCACGTTCAAATTGAAGTTGGTTGAGCCTGAACCCGTGAAGCGTGTATTGAAGCATATCCGGGTGGGTGAATCAACAAAGACTTGCACCGTCAAATTGACCTCAAACAAATATGTGAACATCTATTGGGGTGATGGAAGTGTCGATTATGACATTTGCGGCGATGAAGTGGAAATAACCCATGACTATGCCGTGAATGGTGACTATTTCCCGGTAATAACCGGCTGCATTGATGAAATATCATTGTTTGAAACAAATGCCATTGTCGTATGGGAAAAAATTTAACCAACATATTTATAACGAAAGCAAATGGAAGCCGTGTGCCGATAGCCAACAGGCGCACGGCAACCGACATTTCATCCGCAAAGCAGAATTGGGCATTGAATGCGGAAGATACCGTTTCCATAACCGTTGTATCGCCATTTCCGCAAACATACGGCATTGGCGACAAGATAACCGTTTTCGGGCGTGACTACAAGTTGAACCGTTTGCCGAAAGCAAAGAAAACAGGTATGCACGAATTTCAATATGACTTGGAATTTGAGGGCATACAATATGACCTTTTCCGGGTGACTTACGATGTCACCATTGACACGACCACCAACGAATTGCAGGACGTGCAGGGCGACACCCTCACAGGAGATTTGCACCGTTTTATGACCGTCCTTGTTGCAAACGCAAACCGTGTCTTTCCGGGTAAATGGGTGCTTGGCGTATGCCCCGAAACGGCAGGCGATAAGACATTGACATTTGGAGAATCGGACAATTGCTTGTCGGTGCTGCAAAACCTTTGTAGTGAATCAAACTTCAATGTCGAATTTGAGATTGAGCAATCAAATGGTGTCTATACAATCAACCTATATGCAAAGGTCGGTCAGACCTTGCCATATACATTCCAATACGGCAGGGGGCGCGGCTTATATGAATTGACAAGGGAAAATGTTTCATCCGCTAACATTGTCACCCGCTTGAAAGTGTATGGTTCAACCGAAAACATTACTTCAAAATACCGTGCCGACCGCCTTTGCTTGCCGGGTAAGACCAAGGGGCAATCCTATATCGAGAAAGCCGAAATGGTGGCGAAATACGGTATTTTCGAGGGGCGCAAGAATTTTGATGATATTAAGCCGTCCTTTACGGGTACGGTGGAATCCATTGTGTCCGGCAACGTGCTGCAATTCATTGATTCGGACTTTCCTTTCAACCTCAATGAAAAGGAAGCGGACGGGGTGACAACAAAGTATCTTATTAAAGATGTTGCCGCAAAGGTTCACTTCAATACGGGTAATCTTGCGGGCTATGAATTTGAAGTTAAAAGTTACGACCATGCGACACATACATTTACGTTGGTAAAGCAAACGGACGACCGGGGCAATGTCTTTCCGTCCGAAACATCATTGGCTTTCCAAATCGGAGTGGGTGACGAATACAAGATACTTGATATTGCCTATCCGTCAAGCATTGAGCAAGCGGCGGAAGAAGAATTGGAAGAAACGGGCAACAAGTATTATGACCAAAATTGCCAACCAAAGGTGCAATATGGGTTGAGTGTCACAAAAGCATGGTTGCAAAGCCTTGTTGGAAGTGATGAAACGGTGACAAACGTATTCCAACCGGGCGATTATCTGCATATTGTGGATAATGACATTGACGTGGATAAATCCGTGCGCATACAATCACTTGAAAGGAATATCCTTGACCCTTACGAATACACCCTTACAATATCGGACACCGTGAAAACAACGGTGACAAACCGTGTCATTTCCGACCTTATAGACATTGACAAGGTTATCACCATCAACAACCTTAAAGACCCGGCAAGGGCAAGGGCGAATTGGCGCACAAGCCGCGAATTGTTGAATATGGTGTTTGACCCTGACGGCGATTATTACAGCGACAAGATAAAGCCTTTGTCTATTGATACGCTGGCATTGTCAGTCGGGGCAAAATCAATGCAATTCGGATTGACGAACACGGTGTTTCAACCGAATTATGGCGGCAATTCCAATGTCGTGAAATGGCAAGGCGGTGTCTTGACCCATTACACCATCAACGAAGAAACGGCGGTGTCTTGGGTTATGGCGGACGGCACGGTTACATTAGCAAACAACCAAGCATATTTTCTATATGCAAAATGCGCCAAGAATGGTGATGCCGGAACATTCATATTTTCGACCTCACAAATCAAGGTTGAACAAGATGCCAATTATTATCATTTTCTTGTCGGTACAATTTCGAGCATTGACCCGGAATTGAAAGTTCGTTCATTGTCTTTGACTTATGGTTTTTCAATGATAAACGGTCGCTTCATTAAGACCGGGCGCATTGAATCGGCGGATGGCACGACATATTTTGACTTGGATAATTCCGAAATCGGCGGTCGCATTGTGTTCTCTTCAAACGGTCAGGAAAAGACGCTTGAAGAATTGGGAAATGAAGCCCTTGAAAGCAAGAATTTCATCAACAACACCTTGCCGGGGTTGCTTGCCGAAATACAAGCACAGCTTGACGGACAGATTGAACAATTCTTTGAAACATACGACCCGACATTGAACAATGCCCCGGCAAGCGAGTGGACTACAACCCAATTGAAAGATAACCATTTGGGCGATTTGTTCTATAATACCGCAACGGGGGCGGTATTCCGTTTTGTCAAGGAAAATGGCGTTTACAAGTGGTCGGAATTGTCGGATGCGGAAGTGGCACAGGCGATTGCACTTGCAAATGATGCGCTTTCGCTTGCAAAGGAAAAGAACCGCATATTTACGGCAACACCTTACACCCCTTATGAAGTCGGCGATTTGTGGGTTCAAGGTGCAACCGGGGATATTATGCGTTGCATTAGAACAAGGTTGTCCGGCAATTATTCGTCAAGTGATTGGCAAAAGGCAAGCAAATACACCGATAACACGGCATTGAACAACTTTATCAATGGCACATATTCGGATGATATTGCAGACCTGACCACACAGATAGACGGCAAGATTGAAACGTGGTTTCAGACAACCGACCCGGCAAATGGATGGGCGGTGGCAGTCAGGGCAAAGCACGTTGGGGATATGTGGTACAATTCAAGTACACAGAAATTGAAGCGATATTCAAGTTCTTATACTTGGGTGGATATTGTCGATAAGACCGCCATTGATGCCTACAATACGGCAAGCAAAGCCCAAGACACGGCAGACGGCAAACGGCGTGTGTTCGTTTCAACCCCTTATCCACCTTATGATATTGGTGATTTGTGGGTCAATGGAACGGATTTGAAGCGGTGTGCAGTCAAGCGAACAAGCGGTTCTTACATTGCAACGGATTGGGTCAAGGCGGTATCTTATGACAATACAAAAACGGTCATTGATGGCGGTTTGGTAACGTCCGGCACAATTCAAGTCGCCGGAAGCACATCAACAATTCTTGCGGGTATGACAGGGCAAGGAACGGCGGCAAGTTCCGTGCGCTTTTGGGCTGGAACATCATTTGAAAATCGGTCTTATGCCCCGTATCGGGTTATGCAAGATGGGTCGGTTGTGATGGAAAAAGCGACCGTCAAAGGTGAAGCATACATTAACAAAGGCACAATAAACAACGCCGATTTGGATAACGTGGTTATCAACGGAAGTATTGCCAATGCTTTCAAGAACGGTTATTTCAAACTTGGCGGGTCAGCGGGCGGCGGCATAATAGTGTCCACATTGGGATTGCAAAACAACAATAATGTTGTCATTACGGGAACAAGCAGCGGTTGGAATACGGCATTCCAAATACCGTTCACTATGGAATATAGCGGTTTCCGTGCAATCATTATGAATGATTACTTCAATGGGCAAACACCCGTTGGGCAAATCGTAAGCAATAAAGCACCAAGCGGAAAGTATTTTTATGAGAATGGCAGAACGTACAACACATTAACAATTTTGCCTTATGAAGCGGTCGAAATGATAGGACTTGGGGATGATTCCAAATTTTATGGGTGGATTATCTTGCGCCGTTTTTACACAAAGGCAACCAATATGCGTGGATTGCCATTTAAGGTGTCTTATATGGGGATGGTCAATCAATCGGGTGGATTGATTAAGTTGCACCGCTATGACACGGCAACGGTCACGACTTCAAGGATTGGCACAGGGCATTACAGGATTCGGATAAATCCGGGCTTTTCAAGCGTGAACAATTACTTGGTATTCCTTACTTGTGATGCGACAAGCCAAGGTTCGGTCGGCAGATATGCGGGCGTTTATGCCAAGAATGCGTCTTATTTTGACGTTTATACGGGTGACGATTCGAGTGCCAATGATTCGGCATTTTCATTTATGATTGTGAACACAACAGACTTTACCGGGTAAGAAGTTGTGCTTGTGTTATCCACAATGTTTTATAGTAAAACAATAAGAAGTTAAATTTGCAAACAAAACTTTTTGATTATGAGTGAAACAAGGAGCGGCGAAACGGTGTCCGCACAAATCGGAAAGATGGGAGCAATCGACAATCTTAACAATGCTGATTTCAGCTTGCCGGATGGTCAATGCTTCAACATCAAAAATGACGGCACGCAACCCGTGAAATTATCGGTGCAGCTTGCCGGAATGGATGATGGGGATTTTATCGAAACACAGTTTGATTGTGGGTGGAATCCCGAAATAATAAAGACGGTGAAACAAACTTCATTGTCAGGTACTAACTTAAAATGGGGTTATTGATATGGGCTTGATTATTGGGGTCGGCAGCACAAAGCCGACATTCGCTTATGATTATTATTACGGCATTGAATGGGATGCCACGGTGTCAAATCCGCACCCGACAAGAATTGGCAAGATGGAACTTCACCAATCCTTGCCGTTGCAAAGTCTTATCCGGCGTTGTATCTTGAAAGACAACGGCGAAGTGAATTATTATCTTCACGCCAATGATTCAACGAAACGTGACACCGGGGCGGCGGCAAACCTTACCGGGGCGGATGGGCAATACATGGATGAATTGCCCGATATGTATGTCCGCTTTGAAACGGACGGCGACAAAAGCCGACATTTGCAGTCCACCGAACCTTTGCCGGGCTTCAAACTTTGGCGCAAAGACTATGTTTCGGCGGTGGAAGCGACCGTTCAGCGTTCAACACAAACATTGTGTGCGGTTGTGAACAAAGATGCGGATTACAGGGGTGGCAACAATGATGCAAACCGTGACGGCACATATCGTTCACAGCTTGGAATGCCCGCAACGGTTATATCTTTGACCAATTTCCGCACATACGCAAGGAAGCGTGGAACGACCGAATGGAATTGCAACTTATACCAAACACACAAAAAATTGTGGTGGCTTTTTGCCGTTGAGTATTGCACATTCAATTCGCAAGAAGCGTTCAATGCCGAATTGACGGAAGATGGCTATCACCAAGGCGGCTTGGGGGCAGGCGTTACGACCCTTAACAGCACAAAGTGGTCAAACTTCAACGGCTATTATCCGTTTGTTCCTTGCGGCACAACAAACAGCCTTGGCAACAAGACCGGGTATGTAGAATTTACCATGCCATTTGAATATGACGCAAGCGGTGAAGCCAACTACAAGGGTGAATATAGTGCCGCAACCGCATACACCACCGGGCAATATGTTTCGCAAGGTGATTTGCTATACACTTGCAAAGCAAATGCAGCGGCAGGAACGGCATTGACAAACACAACCTATTTCACGCCCGTGACACGCACGGTTGTGCAAGTGCCGTCTTACCGTGGTGTAGAAAACCCGTTTGGGCATATATGGAAGTGGACGGATGGTTGCAAATGTCTTATTCAGAGTGAAGCCGATGGCGGACTTTCTGAATTTTACGTTTGTGACGACCCGGCGGCATTCACAAGTTCCGGCACAACCAACTATGAATTGCGTGGCAACTTGCCAAGAAAAGAGGGATATGTGAAGAAGATGATTCTTGGTGAGGATGGCGAAATCATGCCGCTTGAAGTCGGTGCGGGTTCGACCACATATTTTTGTGATTACTTCTATACCAACATTCCGGCAAGTGGAGTTTCGGAACGTGGCGTTTTGTTCGGCGGTCATGCGCATAATGGTGCGACTGCGGGGTTCGTGTCTGCGTATACGAATTCTACGGCTACGTCTACGAATGCGCATTTCGGTTCTCGGCTTTGCTTTTATCCGCAAATCGAAGCGGCTTAAATCGTCAAATCGAATGGCAAATATGATTTTGGAATTTGGATGAAAAATAAAACAAAGGTTGTCCGATGTCGTGGCGTTTTGTTCAGCGGTAATGCGAATAATGGTGCGAATGCAGGGTTCGTGTATGCGAATACGAATAATACGGCTACGAATACGAATGCGAATATCGGTTCTCAGCTATGCTTGTAAAAATATAGTTGCATATCGGAAACCTTGCCACAAAAGCAGCCCGACCGGGGTTGCATGAGTTGGGGCAATAATCCCCAACGGCAAAAAACAAATTAGGTAAAACGGTTTTGGTAGGGGCAACTCGAAGAATCCTAATATACAAGCAAACTTAAAGGACAATGAAACGGATTGGCAATTTGTTTGACCGGGTAATAAGCATTGAAAACTTGCGTCTTGCCGATGAAAAGGCAAGGAAAGGCAAGTTGCGTTCTTATGGTGTGCAGATACACGATAAGAACCGGGATGCCAATATCATTGCCTTGCACGAAAGTTTGAAAAACGGCACATTCAAAACATCCAAATATCATGTTTTCACCATATATGAACCGAAAGAAAGGCTAATTTACCGATTGCCGTATTATCCCGACCGTATCTTGCACCATGCCATTATGAACGTCCTTGAACCGATATGGGTTTCCATCTTCAACAAGAACACATATTCTTGTATCAAGAATCGTGGAATCCACAAGTGCGCAAAGGATGTCAAACAAGCATTGAAGCAAGACCCGGACGGAACACGCTATTGCCTGAAAATTGACATAAAGAAGTTTTATCCGTCAATCCACCATGATGTCTTGAAAGGCATTGTCAGGCGGAAAATAAAAGATAATCGCTTATTGGCATTGCTTGATGAAATCATTGATTCGGTCGATGATGAAAAGGGCGTGCCGATAGGCAATTATTTAAGTCAGTATTTTGCAAACCTTGTCTTGGCTTATTTCGACCATTGGTTGAAAGAAACCAAGCGTGTGAAGTATTATTGGCGATATGCCGATGATATAGTCATTCTTGCACCCAACAAAGAAGTATTGCATGAATTGTTACACGAAATCCGGGCTTACCTGAAAGGGTTAAAGTTGCGTGTAAAACGCAATTACCAAGTCTTTCCCGTTGATTCAAGGGGAATTGACTTTTTGGGATATGTCTTTTACCATACGCATACATTGTTGCGAAAGTCTATCAAGCAGAAACTTTGCCGCCGGGTGGCAAAATTGAACAAGCGCAAGATTGTTCCAAGCAAAGAAGATTACAAGCAGCAAATATGCAGTTGGTGGGGATGGTGCAAGTATTGTGATTCACTCAATTTAATGAACAAACTTTCAAAAACATTTCCGTATGAAATTAGATTTAATAGAACCTAATGCGCACTATGATATGGCGCACGGGAAACCCGCCGTTTTGGAGTATGACAATGACGGTTCTTGGCTTTACCGCTTGAATATAGAACCCGAAATGGGCATACCAGAGGGGCAAGAAGAAGAAACCCAAATCGGGTGGAAGTGCTATGAAGTGCGTGGCTACAATAAAGCCACAAAAGAGAATGTTAAACGGGTCGTTATCCGTTCGGTCATTGACGAAACGGCAGAATTTGACCTTGTTAATTCCTACAACAAACACGTTCTTGGCGTTGCCGTGAACGAAAGTGCAGTTGATGAATACAAGGAGTATTTGCAGTTTACGGAAGATTTGGATGCGGTCTTGATAGAAGATTTGTCTAATTAAACACTTACAGACAATGGCAAAGTTTTGTGAACTTGGTGTCGAATCGGATGTTGTTATTGGTAAGGGTATCGACATTGAAGATTTGTTCGGTCGCCGGATTCTGATTGAAAAGGTCATTATCCAACCAACGAAGTTTCCGGGCAAAAATTCATCCGGGTTGAGAATGCAAATGCAAGTTGTCCTTGCCACATTCAATGAGGAAGCAGACAAGGACGGTGACTTTTATACGAAGAATCCCGACGGCACGCCCGCCGGGGAAAGACGGTCTTGTTTTACCGGGTCTGACATACTTATTGGGGCTATTCAGAAAGCCGAAACCAATTTGCCGTCAATGAATGCAAGCCGTGCGGAAAAAGGGTTGCCGCCTATTCGTTTATACCCAATTGACACAACTATTGTCAAAGTCGGCAAGTGTTTTCAATTCACCTGATATGGAACAACAGATGGATAAAGGTATTGGGTGGCTTCACAAGTTGCTCAATCTTCAAAAAAAGTACGGTTTCTTTTCAATAGTCAAGGGCTTGTTCCTTGTGCTATTGGGCGGATATGTCGTTTTCTTTGCACTCAATCCAAAGTATTTGCTTGAACGCATTACGAAGATACAAACAGAGGAACACAACAATCTGATTGAAACCCGTTTGAAGTCTGACACGGAAATCAACAACATCTTGTCAAAATTGCGTTCAACAGCGGATGCCGACCGCGCATGGCTTATCGAATTGCACAACGGAAGCAAGAATCTTGGAACGGGCTTGCCTTTCTTGTATGGTTCAATGCGGATGGAAGAAGTGCGCGACAGCATCTTTCATGTAGATGATGAGTATTCGGATTTCAATTTGTCGAAGTACAAACTTATTGTCAAGACATTGCGTGATGGATTCTTTTATGGCAATCTTGAAGATGTGCGGCTTGTTGATGAACGGCTTTACTACAAGTTTAAGGCAAACAATGTCAATGAAATAGCATTGATTGTCCTTTATGACTGCAAAGAAACGCCCATTGGGTTATTGGGCTTGTCCTATTGCAACGGCAAATTGATGCAACGGCAATTGGTGGGCAAGGAAATACGCAAGGGCGGCTTACAAATAGCAACTCAATTATCGGTAAAAGATGGCAAAGATTGATGTTTTATTGCCCTTTATCCTTAAATGGGAGGGCGGTTTTGCAAATGACCCGGCAGATGCAGGGGGCGCAACAAACAAGGGTGTGACAATCGCCACATGGCGCAATGTGGGTTATGACAAGGACGGTGACGGGGATATTGACGTTAAAGACCTGAAATTGCTTTCGGTTGATGATGTCCGTGACCGGGTGTTGAAGCCCCATTTTTGGGATAGATGGAAAGCCGACCAAATCCAATCGCAAAAGGTCGCCAACATCCTTGTTGATTGGGTATGGGGGTCGGGAAAGCACGGCATTGTCATTCCTCAAAGATTACTTGGGGTCGTTGATGATGGCATTGTCGGCGACAAGACTTTATCGGCGGTGAACTTTGCCGACCCTGACCAACTCTTTGATGCAATCTTCAAAGCCCGTGTTAAGTTTTTCAATGACATAACAGAATCGAGCATTAAGAAGTATGAAAAGAAGATTGGTCGAAAGGCAACGGAATCCGAATTGATGAAGCACACCAACAAAAGGTTTTTGAAAGGATGGCTTAACCGATTAAATGACATTAAAACGATATGACATGAAAAAGATTGTTGCCCCGGTCTTGGGGCTTGTATTGCTTGCGTCTTGTGGTACTGCAAGGAAAGTCCAGCAGACTAAACAAGAAGTCCGAATTGATAGTACGGCAATAGCGAAAGAAGCGAATGCCAAGACGGACAAGTTCGTTGATACGACCCGAACCCAACATGGTAAAATTACCATTACGGAGATAGATTTTTATCCACCCATGCCCGACAATATAAATAATGTCGTGTCGGTTGATAGTGGCAAGCATGATGATACATCTTCAAGGGCGATGCCGCAATCATATCCGGCAAATGCGGATTTGCATAATGTCGGGAACATCAAAGGTGCAGTTAAGTCCATCAAACAAACGGTCATTGAATCCGATGTTGAAGAAAAAGGCGAAAGCGAGGAATCGAGCGAAAGCAAGGAAACCGAAAGTGCCGCCAATGTAGGAAGAAACGAAACGAATGTTCAGCAAAGCCAAGAACCAACCCCCGACCCGTACCGATGGCGATACATCTTTTACATATCTTTGATTGCCGTTGCGGTCTTGCTTTACTTGAAAAGAACGCCAATAATCAATTGGATAAAGAAGATTCTTGCAGGGATAAGAAAGATTCTGTGAAATCTTCACTACCTTTGCACCACATTGTTGCGAAGCCCCAAAGTTGCATTGGGGAACAATGCGCCCCGGCTTTGTGTCGGGGCTTTTTCATGTACACGGGTGTACACGAATGTACACGGCATTTTAGACACAAAAACGCCCCGAATTGTGAAAATTCAGGGCGTTTCGTGTACATTTTCGTGTACGCTTTCCGTAAGCCTTTGACACTCAATGTGTATTGCGGAGAGACAGG